GCCCCCATATGGGGGCACACGTGTAGTTGAGCACTACACGGCATATCGGCCCTACTCACGGAGAGTCCTTGCGGACCTTTCCGTTGTGGGTTGGCTTTAATGGATGTCCAGACTGAACACGGCGAGAGCTGTGTTCGGTCTAAAGATGCGGACCGCCGAAAGGCGTTCCGTGTCTGGCTTCTATTTTTTTCCACCTCACGACTTAAGGTACTCTATGCCAATTAAAGTTTATACACCTATTGTAGAAGAGACTATGCACACTGCCCAGTTGGAGAACTGGACGAACTCATCTTGTCTGGAAAGCGGTACCAAATCGGTAACGTCTACAGAACAGTTGTGTTCAAAGCGCAAAGTCAGGACTGCTGTCGGTGTCGAAACCCCTGGTTGGCGTAAGATGATGAACGCTGGAGTAATCCTACCTATGACTGATTGGACCCGCTGGAGTCTTGACGCTGAGTGTTCACTCGGCACAAGATTCTGGTGCAACAATATCAATCGTAAGCGTAAGTGGACCAATTGGTACCATTCCAAGTATCCCTCTATCCTTGATCTGGATAGTGGCTACTTTATGGGACTCGTTGGACCCTACGACCTTGAGTACTATGTACAAAAGGCTGCCGCTGCTATTTATAGTAGCGGCTGGGATGCAGCAACGTTCATCGCCGAGATTGGACAACTACGTAAGATGTTATCTAACGTAGGCAAGAAGATCGACAACCTTTCACAAGGTCGCTCGCCCGGAGAGCTATATGATCTATGGCTCGAAGGGAGATATGGATGGCGTACTTTAATGTACGACATTAAAGATCTTCATGAGGTCCTTTCTCGGAGTAATGAACGCCGCACTCGCTATAGGGAAGCCAAAGGTTTTACCGATGGCGGCTCCTATAACGATTATACCGATGGAACCTCCAATGATATCACCGTAAGGTATTCGACCAGCGTAAGCTGGACGATGAACCTGAGGGGTACCGTTGTGGCGGATATCGATATTCCTGACTTTCAGTTTAACCCCGTCACCACTGCCTGGGAGGTTACTCGCCTCTCATTCGTGGTTGATTGGTTAATCAATGTCGGTCAGGCACTTGAAGCGGCGTCTTTCCTGTTGAAGGTTAAAGCTTATAAGGCTTGCGGCGGCGTTAAGGTTGATTTCAACCTCACCGGCGACGCGACCAAACTAAGCCATGGTAGCAATCTTTCTGCCACAGTTAGTGGTAGTTGGAACGCTACAGCATCCTTCATTCAGAGAGTACCAATGGCAGTGAGTGCATCTCCCCGCATGAAGCTGAGGCTCGACGAGTATAAAGTAATTGATTTACTTGCACTCGTCGCGCAGAGGCTTCGATAGGAGTGATACTATGGCGTCATTAAGCGCCACTCTCACAGAGTTTGCCGATAACGGGAACTCTCGGACTTACACCTCTGCCGGTCACACTGCTTCGAAACCGAAGCTTGTGATCGAAAAGAGGACGGTCCCAGTGGGCAATCAAACCATCGCCGAATTTTCGGCCGCGGTCGTTCAAGCTGTGAACGGCGCAGATGGTGGGATAGCGCCACAGAAAGTCAGCTACGAGGTCAAGGTGCGTTATCCGACGTTGGACGCAGACTCCACGGACTTGTCGTCCGTGCAGGATGCGTGTCTCGTTCTTCTTCGCGACTTTGTCGCGTCGGACGAGTTCACCGCGTCGCATAAAACGCAAAACTGGGTCGAGTAATGTCCTTTCTGGACATCGCTCTGATGGTATCAGTTCCTTTGGGAGCTGTTGCCATCACCGTGACTTACCGCTTCCGGAAGGGAAGAAGTAAGAAGCGGGCACTTCGTAATCAGCGCAAGCTGCTTTGAAGTGTGCTCAGTCCTTAACCTTAAACGGAGGATTCCGCAATGGAACCAACGGACGTCGTGTACGACGTATGTCGACATTACGTTGCTGACTCTGCCGAGATCCTTGGTTCTACCTTAACCGGTAGAATCTTGGGCTTCATTAGATCAAGGAGCATCAGCTCTTTGGCTAGTGTTAGTGACCTGTTTGACCCTGACCATCATGGTCATCTTGTCTTGAAGGTCCTTCTCCAGGTGGAAGCACTTTTTAAAAAGTGCGACCTCTTCTCTGATGAGAAGTGCTCGGAGGCTGCTTTTGCTGCTTTCCTCGAAAGTGAGGAGATTTGCAGGGCAACCAACGAACGACTGGATTTCCACTATGATCTCGATCCGAGTGATTGGATCGTGGGAGTAGTAGAGCGTATCGGCTTAATTATAGCCGACACGTTAGGGCCGGTAGAGACATTCTATGCTGAGTTACCTCAGCATGTGAAGATCACTAACGGCGCTACTGCAGCCCATCCACGTAGTAGAAGTGGAGGTGTTGATCGGGTTAAGAGGACCATGTATGCCACCGAAAGGTCGCATCCATACCTCAAAGCTCTCTCAACCTTCTGGGGTTATACTTATAACTTCAGAAAGATCCACCACAACCGCGTGGAACTCGTGCCTAAGAACTGGAAAACGCACAGGACGATAGCGTGCGAACCTGAGGGCAATAGTGCTCTTCAGCTAGCATTCGACTCGTTTTGTAAGCGAAAACTGCGTAGTCGGCTCAATACCGACCTCGCAGACCAGTCTCGTAACCAGCGTTTAGCTCTAGAGGCCTCTGTGCATGGTAAGCTATGTACAGTTGACTTGAAAGCAGCAAGCGATCGACTCGCATTGAATGTCGTTCACCTCCTCTTTCCAAGAGGGTGGGTGGACTTCTTCCTTGCAACCCGATCTCCTTGTTGGAGGCATGCGGATGGGTCATATCGACCCTACCACAAGCTTTCGTCGATGGGTAACGGTTATACGTTTACCATTGAGACGTTGGTTTTCGCTGCAGTCTGTAAGTCCATAGGGTGCAAAGAGTGGTCGGTCTACGGTGATGATATCATCGTAGAGTCCGAATTCTTCGATGCTCTCGTGGATGTACTGACTTACCTTGGGTTCGAAGTAAACCAGGAGAAGAGCCATGTTAGCTTACCGCATGTTGATCTCGAACGATTCAGTCCTTCTTCAGTACATGCCTCGGAACAATGGGAAGCGATGGAAACTCGTCGGACAAGCGTCTCAGACGCTTGCTCTGATGAGATCCATAGCGACCCTAGTTCCTTGTACACGTCTGTCGATGGAGATGAGCGACGAGACATTCAACGTGAGTTGGCATCATGGCTTATCGGCGTTGTATCGGATGGCCAAAGAGAGCAAGGTATCCCCGCACGTTCTTACGGTTGTTACCGTGAGTCGTGTGGGGTCCATGCCTTCGGCGGCTATCTGATCACGCCGTTGTTCCTTAGGTCTTTACAGACCAAAAGGGACTGGATCCTGTTCATGAATAATATCATGAGCTTCGGATCACTGGGGGGATCTCTTTGGGAGTATGCTTCGCGACTAATCGCTAAGCTTAACCTCCCATTGGGACCTCCGGTCCTAGATACAGGCGCGTGCGTCTTTATTGACGTATACGACTGTTATAGGCTAGGGCTCATACGCTCTTTCCCTGAGGGGAAAGGGTTTGGGCCATGGCAACCGGCTTTCCGCGCGCTGATTCCTCAGCACAAAGAAAGACGATGCTATGACTCAAGGGCTCTTTTCTTATGGTTCACCAACCGTAAGGAAATCCCGTATGAGAGCAGTAGGCATTCACTGCGGACCTCTAAAGTAAGGTCCAAGTGGGTGAGATATCGGCCAGTGATGGCTGATATCATGGGTGGGTCCGTCCGCCTTTATTGGTGGACGGAATTGTTGCTCGCCCGTAAGGGCCGGTAACAATTTCCAGGGAC